TGGTGTATGCGTTTACGCTAACGAGGCTACTCTATCAAAGGGTGGCAAGACTACTAAGTATCGTGTCGGTACTCCTACAAAGGCAATGGTTGCCGCTGCTTACGCTTCTGTCGGTGGTGAGTTGTTCGCCTAAAGACCGAACAGAGTAAACCCGACTGAGGGGTTTACACTACTAGGGGAATGTGGTATAATAGTCACATTCCCCTTTTCATTTTAATCGTATGAATTATATCTCTAAAGATCGCGAATCGATGTATCTTCCTATGGAGGAGAGTATGTCAGATGAAGATCCGTTTAGTTCTTTAATGTTGATAGACATTATGACGACTGAACTATGTAACAGGACATGTGAATTTTGCCCTCGAGCGCATGGGTATCCTAATCTAAACCTTCATATGGACTTGAAGGTTATAGATAAAATAGGTCATGATCTGTCTAATGCCAACTACAAGAATAGACTACTGTACTGTGGTTTTGGTGAGAGCATGTTGTACAAACATCTAGTTCCTAGTATAAAATTGTTGAAGAAGCACATGCCATGGCAGGAAAATATACACATGGTTACTAGTGGAGATCGACTGACATATGATTCCGCCATGGAACTTGTTGATGCCGGATTAAATAAATTCTTCATTAGCATGTACGACGGTCCGGAACAAGAAGAAACATTTCGAGAACTTTTCATGAAGGTAGGTATATCAGAATCTAATTACATACTTCAACACTATTATAAACCTCCAGAGGAACAGTATGGATTTCTACACTTGAGTAATCGTGCTGGATATCTTTTCCATGAGAAGTTAAGTCATGTCGGATGCAATATACCATTCTATGCAATGAGTGTTCATTATAACGGTGATGTATTATTATGTTCTCATGACTGGGAAAAGAAACAGATATTCGGTAATGTATTGAACCAAGATGTTCGAGATATATGGTTAGATAGTGTCGAGTTATGGAAGTTCAGAGAAGTGCTGAAAGATGGTCGGAAGTGTCATCCATGCGATAAATGTAATATCAAGGGAGTTCTATACGGAGATGAAAGTAAAGCTGTCCTGATGGCTATGCGTAACAAGAATAATGTGGTATAATACCTCATTGAAGTTTATATTATGGAGTTTGAGTATGTCGTCTTGGACTAAACGAGTTGAACACACTTCCAGAGTTACACGTAGGCTTCCTGGAGATGTCTATGGTAAGAGTTTAGATGGTAAACCTTTTAAACTTATGAGTGGTTGTAATATCTGCAGCACAATGAAACCATTAGCTGAGTTTTATCTCAGAAGTGATAAACGCAAAGATGACCCTAATGCAGTTGAGGGTGCGTGTATTATATGCTACGATGATCGTGTGCGAAATGGGAGTAAGATGAAACAACGTGAGAAAGAAGCGAATACACTTGAACTATTTTTTGATTGAAAGAACTATATGAGCGCTAATGACTTTTTGTGGGTTGAGAAGTATCGTCCCCAAACAATTGAAGATTGTATCCTACCTGAGCATATCAAATCCACCTTCCAAGAGATTGTGAAGACTGGTGAGATGCACCACATGTTGTTATGTGGAACCGCTGGTCTGGGTAAGACTACGGTCGCTAAGGCGCTATGTAATGAACTAGATCTGGACTACATGATCATCAACGCATCTGAAGATGGTAACATCGACACATTGCGAGGTAAGATCAAACAGTTTGCGTCTACCGTATCTTTGTCTGGTGGATATAAGGTCGTCATCCTCGATGAGGCAGATTATCTTAATGCACAATCAACTCAACCGGCATTGCGTGGATTCATGGAGGAGTTCAGTAATAACTGTCGCTTCATCCTGACATGTAACTTCAAGAACCGTATCATCGAACCACTCCACTCTCGTTGTGCAGTGATCGAGTTCAATATCGCAAAGAAAGATACACCTAAACTACTCGCTCAGTTCATGAAGCGATTGAAGGGTATTCTAGACACCGAGACCGTGACATACGACGACAAGGTACTTGCAGAAGTCATCATGAAGTTCGCTCCTGATTGGCGTCGTGTCATCAATGAGTGTCAACGTTATGGCGCATCTGGTGCGATTGACAGTGGTATGTTATCCTGGATGAACAAGTCCAATATCGATCCGTTGATGACCTCACTTAAAGATAAGGACTTCAAGAAGATGCGTCAATGGGTTGCAGATAACATGGACAGTGAACCGGCGGCGATTTTCCGCAAGATCTATGATGGGTTGAACGATTCACTCGCTCCTCAGTCTATCCCGCAGATTATCCTTATCCTCGCAGAGTACCAGTATAAGAACGCATTTGTCGCCGACCATGAACTAAATACCGTTGCATGTATGATTGAGATCATGGCAACTGCGGAGTTTAAATAATGACTAGTCTATTAGCTATCATAGGTTCGTTCTATAAAGACAATGATGATGATATCTTTGCAAAGATTTTCCTCAACGAGTCTACTGGATATTACGAAGTTCATATGTATGACGGTTCTCTTAAAGAAGAACCTCCTGTCGTTCTATGTACCAAATATACTGATGCGGTTGAGGCTGCGACGGAGTGGACATCATGAGTAGTCCATTCGATTATGTCAATGCGATCAATCAAACCAAAGTCGATATCATGGTTGATGATCTGGAGGAGAAATCATATTCCTCTTATATGGTCAATCGTTCCCTTTCATATTTTCCGGAGACCACACTACTCGCCAATGAGATGAACATTCATCATCACTTAGATAGTAAATTGCAATTTCATTTTTTACTAAATACTATTCGTAAGGGAAAACGCTTCTCCAAGTGGGCGAAAGCGGATAACCCAAAAGACATCGAAGTGGTTAAAGAATACTATGGATACAGTAATGAGAAAGCCAAAGTAGCACTAACCCTTCTAGATGATGAACAGATTAACGAATTGAGATTGCGAGTGTACAAAGGTGGAACAACTAAACGAAAACTATGAAATACAGGGATGGACTCCAGCTTCTATGTTGGAGATCACTCTGAATGAACCAGATGATTTCTTAAAAGTGCGAGAGACTCTAACTAGAATTGGTGTCGCTTCACACAAAGAAAATAAACTATATCAGTCTTGTCATATCTTACACAAACAGGGTCGGTACTTCATTGTACATTTCAAAGAACTGTTTCTGTTGGATTGTAAACCTTCTAACCTGATGTTGAATGATGTTCAACGTAGGAATGCTATTGCTACCTTGTTGAGCGATTGGGGCCTAATCAACATTGTATCGTCTGATGTCATTAAAGATAAAGCACCACTAAGACAGATCAAAGTTATTTCTCATAAAGAGAAGCATCAGTGGGAACTTTGTCCAAAATATAATATCGGTAACACTAGAAAAAGTGTTGATCAAGTATAAATAAAAACGTGAGAAGAGGGTAACTCACGTTAATCAACCCTCACCACTATCAGGATATGCCTTCGGGGTATCCACATTAACTTACTCGCTTTTAAAGGAGACTAAAGCATGACATTCAATAGCGCCGACCTGGCAACTCTAATCGAACGTTCTCGTAAACTACATGTAGGCATGGAAGATCAATTTGATCGCATGTGGCGTGTACATAATGCAGCTCAGGGAACACTCTCGACAAACTATCCCCCTTATAATATTCTAAAAGATGGTGACTACTATACTGTAGAAATTGCAGTAGCTGGTTTCCGTGAAGAAGATATTATCATTGAGGTGAAGGACAATCAACTTATCGTTCAAGGGAAGATTTCTAATCAACCCTCAGAAGATGGTCCACAGTTTGTACATCGCGGCATTGCCGCAAGAGAGTTTGAACGTGCATTCGTTCTGTCCGATGATGTATTTGTCAATGGAGCAAACCTTGAACATGGTATGTTGAGTATTCATTTGGAACACATCATTCCAGAAGCTAAGAAACCTCGTAAGATTGAAATCAATAGTTCGAGTGATGACTCAAAGAAACTTAAAAAAACTTCAAAAAAGGTTGAGTTTTTAAGTGAATAAGGGTTAACCCTAGGACTAAATACATTATGAGGGGAGACGGGACTGCTCCCCAATTCAGTCCCAATACACTACACACAGGAGAACATTATGTTCACATTAAAAGCTGTTGCGCAGCATAACGCAGATTTCGTTGACTCTTTCATCGACCTTAAAGTCGAAGGTTGGAAAACCTATGAGAAGGCATTCAACGCATACACATACTCTTTCTTTAAAGATAACATGACCAAAGCGACCACTCTTGTTGAGAAGACCGCTGAAAACATGAAATCTGCAAACAGAAAGGTGGTGGATCATGTCTAATAAAAATCCCTTCGAAATCCGCACAGAAATGCTCCATATGGCTAAAGACTATATGGATCGTCAATGGGAAATGAACTATATGTTCACCCAACAGATGTTTGATCAAGGTAAAAAGACAGCGGAAGAAATGCAAGCTGCTCTGAAACCTTATTCAACTGAAGAAATGATGAAAAAGGCTGCAGAACTTTATTCTTTCGTATCTAAGAAAGACTAATCATGTGGCCTGTTTCAGATGAAGAGTGGGAAGCTTGGTTCAATCAACCAAGTAAATAACACACTCACTATACTCCCATCGGACAAAATCCGATGGGATTTTTAACGTATATCTTACGAGGATAAAAATGCTAACTACTATTAAAAAACTAATCGACAAACTATTTGCTCAGAGAAACTCCGTGGAAGAATTCATTGTGAGCAAGAACCCACAAACCGCTGCAGACGTTGAGCATTGGGCACGTGTATATGCTCAGAAGAACGGAGGATGGTCAGTATGATTAAAAATATCCTACTATCTATCGTAGAGTTCTTTGAATGTATTGGTCGCTCTAGAGCTGCTGCAGAATTCGTCAGACTCGGTCGTCACGATTTAGCTAAAGAGATTATGCTTCAGAAGTAATACTTTACATAAATAAGAAAGTGTGTTATAATGGTAACATTAAATATGAGAATACTTTCTTTCGAAACCCTTCAGCGAGGAAACTGGCTAGTACGAGTATCTGTTCTCGGAACGGAGAACATACTCGTATGCATGTATAATGAAGCTACGGGCGAATCTATTGTTCGATCGTACACTGATGAGTTAGATGCTAATCTCTATATTGAATACATATTACATAAACATTTACTAAAGGATGAATTTGATGAGTGAAGTTAAATTAATGAGATTGAATAGCGGTGAAGAAATTCTCTGTACAATTATTTCCCAAGACGAGAAGCAAGTTAGAGTCGAGGACCCTACGGTAATCATTCCAACTGAAGATCGCAACATCGGACTCGCTCCATGGATGCCATACGCTCAAACCAATGGTATGGCTATCAAGGCAGATTACATCGCATTTACTGTCGAACCACATCCCCAACTCGCAGAACAGTATCGTTCTATCCACTCCAAGATTATTACCCCTCCAACTTCTATCGTAACATAAAACTTGCATATTAACATCATATGTGTTATAATGTAATTTAATTGTTATGGAGAGTTTGTTTTGGAATTTTTTACAAATGTTGCCCGTTATGGCAACTCTATTTTGTATCGTGGGTATATGGATGGCAAACGCATCCACAAGAAAGTCCCCTTTCAACCGACGTTGTACGTCCCGGACAAAAAGGGTACTTGGACAACTCTAGACAAGCAAACTGTATCCCCGATGCAATTCGAGGATATGAAAGCTGCAAAAGAGTTCATCAGTAACTATGGTGAGGTAGAGAACTTTAAGATCTACGGCAACACCAACTACATTTCCCAATTCATTCACGACTTCTTCCCTGGGCGGGAGATCCCATTCGATTCTACCAAGATCAATGTCTGCAATATCGACATTGAGGTTGAGTCGGATGATGGGTTTCCCGAACCAGATGAAGCGAAGCATCCGGTCACCGCAATCGCATTGAAGAACAGTGTTCTAAACACTTACTTCGTATGGGGTACTGGTGAGTGGAGTCTTGACAAGTCTGAGATGAAGGATCAGTTGGCAGACTGTGAAGTTAAATATCTAAAGTGCGCCAATGAAACAGAACTGCTCAAATCTTT